GGATTGGCTAGGCATTCCCGTGGCCACCGTCGCCGACCAGACCTTCCTAACCCAATGCGCCGCGGCCGCTAACGCCTTCTGCTACCGCCGCCGGCAAGAAGCCGGCTACGTCGACAGCCTGACCAACGTGCCCAACGGATCTGTCAAGCTCGGCACGATCCAATATGGCGGCATGCTTTACCGCCAGCGCGGCAGCATTGACGACTTCGCCAGCTTCAACCAGACCGGCGCTACAGCCGTCACAGGGCTGTCAGGCGTGATCAAACAGCTGTTAGGCATCGACCGCCCACAGGTGGCCTAGCGTGGCCGTAGCGGCGTTTACAGACCTGTTTAACGAAGGCCTAGACGCGCTCGCGGCCAGGCTGGCCACGATCAGCAACATGCAGGTGGTCACCGACCCCCGCAACCTGCGCCCCCCGTGCCTGTTCGTTGATGCCCCGAGCTTCGAGGCGATCAACACGAACATTGCCAAAATGACTTTTCCGGTGCGCTGTATCGGCCTGGGGCCTAACAACCTTGACGCGCAGCGCACCGTGCTAAACCTAGCGGCCAGGGTCATGACCAGCGGCGTGGGTGTCACCGACGGCCGGCCGACCGTGGCAATCATCGGCGGCGTCGAACTGCCCGCGTATGATTTGAACATCAACATTCAAGTGCAGGCAGGTTAACCATGTACGAAATCGTCAGCCCCCGCGTCGGCACCCCAGGCGCACCGTTCGAACCACGCCCAGGCGTCAACGTCGAAGCCTTGCTTGCTGCCGGCTTCATTAAAGAATCCACACGCAAGCCCGCCAAGTCTGGTAAAAAGACAGAAGACATTTCCGAGACAGGAGAACAGGACTAATGGCCACCGAAACCTACCTTGCACAGCCGAAGGTCACCATCAACAGCGTTGACCTGCAGGATCAGTGCACCAGCGCCGTTCTGACCCTCAACTACGAAGCCCAAGAGTCCTCGAGCTTCGCCAGCAACAGCCGCTTTTACGTGTCGGGCATGGCCAACCACGAACTGACCGTCACCCTGTACATGTCCTACGCGGCCACCGAGACCTACGCCACCCTCAAGGATCTGGTCGGAACCCAGACTACCGTGCGCGTGCAGCCGACCAGCGCAGCAGACAGCGCAACGAACCCAGGCTTCACACTGACCAACACGTACCTGGAATCGCTGCCTGTCCTTAACGCGCAGCTGGGCACCCTCTCAACCATCGACATCACGTTCCGTGGGGGCACCTACTCGGTCGACACGACCGCACCGTAAGCCGCCTAAGCGGCCCGACACGAAAGGCAAAACATGAAGCTGCGCTACCGCGTTACACGCACCGGCCAGGAACCCTACGAAGTCGACACGAACCTGTTCGTGGTCGTCGCCTGGGAACGCAAGTTTAAAACGAAGATCAGCGAAATGCGCAACGGCTTCGGTTACGAAGACATGGCCTTTCAGGCCTACGAAGCGTCGAAACTCGCCGGCGTTGTCGTGCCCGTTTCGTTTGACGACTTCATTAAGTCGCTCGAGGATCTGACCGTGGTGGATCAGCAACAGGAAAACCCTACCCACGCGGCACAATCCGACGAACCCTAGCCGAGCTGCTAGTTACCACCGGCTGGTGGCCGCCTGAAGTAACATTCGACATGGAAGACTTGCGCACCGTCGCAGACGTTCTAGAGAGGCGCGCCCGTGACAGCCGTTAGCACTATTGAGATCTACGGCATACAGGAAACCCTGAAGGCGTTGAACGAACACGATCGGCTACTGCGCCGCCAGATCACGAAAGACATTCAGGGCGGGGCCGGCAAAAAACTGGTCACCGCGGCCCGCGAACTAATCCCCACAGCAAAGGTCAACCCGAAGAACGGCAAGGCCGCCCCGCTGACCGGCATGACCCGCGGCAGCCTGATAGGTGGCCGCGAAGGCACCGCCTGGAACGTCGACCGCGTCAAGGCGTCGATTGTCACCGTCGTCGGCCAGCGCGCCCGCAAGGAACGCACCGTACAGTTCTCAAACGGCAACGTCGCCAAGTTCGGGGCGACCCCCTACCAGCTGCTGGTGCTGCGCCAAAAAGACGCCGCGGGTGCGATCTGGGATCACGCCGGCATCAGCAAAAAGACCAAGTTTGTGGCCAACCTCGAGGCCGGCGGCGACCACATTGGGCCGAACGAAGCGCCACGCGCCATGAAGCCAGCAGCCGAAGCGACCGTTCCCGCAATCGAGACCGAACTAATGGCTATTCTTGAACGTGTAAACCAGATTCTCAACCGCAACCTGATCGTGGAAAGGCGCAAATAGTGGCGATTAACATTCCCATTCTTTCCAGCCTGAACACGAAGGGCTTCGACCAGGCTAAGAAAGAGTTTGCGGCGCTGAACGGCGCAGCCGCCAAATCGAAGTACGCCTTACAGCAGGCTGCGGTGCCGGCCGCCGCCGCGTTCGCAGCCGTGACTGCTGGCCTGGGCATGGCCGCCAAGGCCGCTATTGAAGACCAGAAACAGCAGGCGCTACTTGCCCAACAGCTGCGCGCCAGCACCGGCGCAACAACCGCCCAGATTGCCGCGGTCGAACAGTACGTTACGGCAGCCTCGAGGGCCGCGGCCGTATCTGACGAAGAGATTAGGCCCGCCCTGGCAGCCCTTGCACGATCCACGCAGGACACCGCCAAGGCACAAGAGCTGTTAACCCTTGCGCTTGACATATCCGCGGCGACCGGCCGCAGCACCCAGGCTGTCAGCGAAGGCCTAGCCAAGGCCTACCAGGGCAACCTTTCGGCACTCAAGCGCCTGGGTATTCCGCTTGACGAATCAATCGTCAAAACCAAAGACTTCGACGCCGCACAAAAGGCCTTAGCGCGCACGTTCGGCGGGGCCGCGGCCACAGCCGCCGGCACCCTCGAAGGCCGCTTTCAATCGTTCAAGATCAGCCTTGACGAAACGGTGGAAGCAATCGGCGCGGGCCTGCTGCCGATCATCGAAGCCGTACTTAAGCCGTTGCAGGCGTTCGCCAGGTGGGCCGAAGACAACCCTGCAGTGTTCCGAAACATGGCGCTGGCTATCGCCGCGGTAACGGCGTCGGTCGTCGCGCTAAACATCGCGCTGAACCTAAACCCGATAGTGGCTATTGCCACCGCCGTCGGCGTAGCCATTGTCGCGGTCGTCGGCCTGTACACGAAATTCGAAAAGTTTCGGATCGTCGTCAATACGGTGGTAAACGCCGTTATTGGCTACTTCGAAACAATGATTAACGCCTGGGTAAAGGGCATCAACCTGTTTATCAAGGGCCTGAACCTGGTGGCCGGCGTGCTTGACGCCGTTGGCATCGACGTCGGCCGCATCACCGAGCTGTCCGAAGTCAGCCTTGGCCGCTTGGCTACGTCGTTCGACAACGCGAGCGGCAGCGCCGCGGACTTTCGCAAGGCTGAAATGGCTAACCGCGAGGCCTACGACAAGAGCGCCTTAGCGCTCGAGCGTGAAGCCGACGCCCTAGACAATGTCGGCGGGGCCGCCGGCGGGGCAACAGACAAAGTCAAAAAAACCGCCAAGGCTGTGCGCGACGAGCTGACACCAGCCGTCAAGGAAGCCGTCGAAGCCGTCAAAGATCGTTTCAGCCCCGCCCTAAAGGCCGCCAACGACCGCCTGACCGAAGCCCAAGACGCATACAACGGCTTTTACAACACGGTGCGCAACAGCATTACCGGCATTCTCGACTTCGGAAAAGCCTGGGATCGTGCCACCGACCCCGAAGGCGGCGTCACTTTCATTCAGGCGCTGACCGACCAAGCCAACGCGGCCGACCAGTTTGCCGCCGATATCGAAACGCTGATCAGTAAAGGCCTCGACGACCCAGGCCTGTTGAACATGATTCTGTCGGCGGGCACCGAAACAGGCGCAGCTATCGCCAAAGCCCTGGCAAACGGCAGTGCCGACGAGATCGGCACCCTACAAAAACTCACAAACCGTGTCAGCGCCGCGGCCGACCGCATCGCTACCTTGACGGCGTCGAAGTGGTACCAGGCCGGTGTTGATCAGGCCCAGAGCATCGTCGACGGCATTAACAGCGTTATTGCCGACACCGAGTTCAACCTACGTTTTGTGACTAGCGTGGCCGGCGCGCAGATCGTCGGCGGGAACTTCGACCAGGCTGTAGCCGAAGTCGTATCCGGTGGCACTTCGGAATACACGAACCTCGCGCCAGGCACTGCCTACGATTGGGCCGCTGGCTTGTCGGGCATTGTCCAGAGCCGTAGCAATGTGACCACGAACAGCGTATCGACGCGCAGCATGAACGTACAGGTGTTGGGCGGCGATCCGAACAGTATTGTGGATCAGCTGCGTCGATACAACCGATCTAACGGCCCCGCGCCGGTAACCACCTATGGCTAGCCCATTTGAGTGGCGCGTCAAGTTCAAACAGGGCAGCACCTGGTACCAGCTGCCTGACCTGAACGGGGTGTCAATGTTCCGTGGCCGTCGCCAGCAGATCGATGACTACAGCATCGACACCATGACGCTGACAAGCCTGTTCCCTTCGAGCTGGACAACCACGCCCAAGTTGGGCGACGAAGTGCGCGCCTACATTTACAAGCCAGGCGAAGTGATCGGCATGGACGCCTTCGACGCGTTCTGGGGCCGTATCCGCAACGTAAAGATTGACTACGGCATGGTGCCCAACGAAGACCGCGTCACCATCGAATGCGAAGGCCTACAGGCCGATTGGGGCCGCGCACAGCTCAACAGCTTCGCCATTGCTCAGGACAGAACCGACGAACAGGTACTAGACGTGGCGACCGAAGTGGGTCTAACTGTCGCGCAAACTGGTGGCCGCTCGATTGCGTCAGGGCAGACCTACACAGGTAACGCGTTTGCCGTCATCAACGACATTACGCGCACCGAAGAAGCCCGCATTTATGCGTACAGCGCCACGCATCTGGGGGCCGCAGTATTGGCGTGGTACGGTCGCAACGTCACAGACATCACCACGTACGTGTTCAACGACGGCACCGGCACCGCCGCCCCGCTGCAACTCAAATATGACGGTGTACAGTTCCGGTCAACCGCCGACAACTATTACAACGAAGTGACGATCACGCCGGCCGCGGTCGCACAACAGACGGCCAGCCTGGGCACGACGCCTGTCTACGGGTGGCAAAAAGACACTCTTGACGCCACCACCGGCCAAGCCGCGGATCACGCCCAATACCTGTTAAACAACTTCCAAAACACCGGCCAACAGGTACAAGAAATCACTTTGACCGATGTGCAGCAAGTGCCGCGATATGACACAGGCCAGTTCAACATCGACATGGTGCAGGTCATTACCTCGAGCATCACACGGCGCGCCAGGATCCATTTCCGCGGCGGCACCTATAGGTGCGTGATTGAAGGCGTCTCAGTGACCGCCGTGCCAGGCGTGACCAGGGTTACCCTGTACGTGTCGGCCGAAGACACAAACGCGTATTTAATCCTTGACGACGCCGTATATGGCAGACTCGACTTTAACAAACTGGGGTATTAATGGCTATCAAAACATTCACTACCGGCGAAGTGCTCACCGCGGCCGACACAAACACGTATTTGGCCAACGCCGGTCTTGATTACATTACGCAAACCGCGTTTAGCGCAGTTACTCAAGTAATTATTGACAATTGCTTTACGGCAACATATGCCAATTATCGTCTTGTCCTTGATTTGTCAGCCATGTCGGCAAACGATGTTATTCTGTATCAATGGCGCACTGGCGGTTCGTCTGGGTCAACATACGGCAGCGCAAATTATGACAACCAAATAGTATATTCTGAAGGCGGGCTTGTAGGGTCATTGGCCCAAATGGGTCAAGTATTCGGGCGCATTGGTTATTGTTATGCGACACCAGGTTTTGGCGCGTACCCGATGGAAATCATTAACCCATATGCCGCGTTGCGAACGCAGGTACTTGCTAACACCAACACTGTAAACGGGACGACTAATGTGACTTGGGAAGCAAACAACAGTGTAATGCGCGTCACTGATTCATTTACTGGTATCCGTATCGGTAACCTTAACGGAACGCGCACGATGACAGGGAGATTACGGGTTTATGGATACAGAAACGCCTAGACAAGTGCGCATTGACGTGTCGACACAGGAAGTATTTGTAGAGGACATGACTGCCGAAGAGATTGAAGCTGCGAAAATTGGGGGCATTAGCGATTTTCCAGGAGGCCCAACGACATGATTTGGCGCACCGCCTTCGTGGTGGTGCTTATCAGCCTTCTAACGGTCGCCTGCCAAGACCGGCAGCGCGTACCGTGTCCCGACGTAGTGGCCACAAGCACCACGTACAGGACAAAAAACAAAGCGCCTGGCTACCAGGCGCTGGCCCCGCTCGGGGCACAAAACTCAACAGCCGAACGACGGGGGAAATGCTAAATGCGAAAGCGGTACACCAACGAAGAACTGAACGGCCGCCTGCGTTTCATCGTCGGGTGCTGTCTCGCCGCGACAATGGCCGGCACAATCTTTACGGCTCTATACGGGTTACTTTTCGTCAGCCAGCCCATGGAACAGAGTCCCAATGACGCCGCGCTATTCGGGCTAATCACGCCTATTGCCACGTTTCTGGTCGGCACCCTGTCGGGGGTCATGTTGGGCAGCAACAAAAAAGACCGCGACGGCGACAGGGCACCAGACGCATGAAATACACAGGCCGCGCCGATTGTCCACAGCCTGGCAAGCGCCCAGGCACCGAAAAGTTTGTCGAGCTAATGTGCAAGCGTTTCGGCTTCACGAACCTTGGCACCTATGCCAATCGGCCTATTCGGGGCGGGACAACGATTAGCGTGCATAGCTCGGGCCGCGCCTGTGACCTTGGCTGGGCCGACCCTGTCAAGGCGGCCGAGGTGGCCCGCTGGCTGGTCGACAACTACGAAGCCCTAGGGCTGGAAGAGCTGCACGATTACGCCGGCACCACCAAGAAAGGCACCGAAACGTGGGGCCGCGGGTGGCGTTGTGACCGCGGCAACGAAGTGCCAGGCTGGCGCGACTACACCGCCCAGCAGAACGCCGGCACGCCTGGGCCGTCGTCACGCTGGTACCACCTCGAACTGTCGCCGGCCATGGCAGACAACGAACGGGTTGTTGTCAAGGCCTGGAAAGGCTTGACAAAGCCCGAGATCTGGGTAGGAAAGCCGAAAGCCACCAAATAGCCCGCCGACCCCGTTAGGGTCATTTGCACCTAGTCCCGACCTAGAAAGCAGGCAACATGAAACGTGCCCGACTGGCCGCCGCCGCGGCCGCCCTAATCCTGTTAACCCCCACGGGGGTCGACGCCCAGGCAGCCACATGCCGCGACTACGTCAACCTGGCGCGCAGCGTCGGCTTCCCAAAGTCCGAACGGGCAAACATTCGCCGCATTATGTACCGCGAATCACGGTGCCGGCCCGACGCGATCAACCACGCCGACCCACACGGCGGCAGCTGGGGCCTCATGCAGACCAACCTTTCGAATCTCGGCTTTTTCCGCCGCGAAGGAATCGCCGAAGACAAGTACGACCTGCTGAACCCTCGAGTGAACATGCGCGCCGCGTTCGCCCTGTGGGAACTGTACGGCTGGCGGCCTTGGCGCGGTAGTTCCACCACCCCGCTGTCATAGTTGCTATAGTGACCTCACTTTCACCCGACGGAAGGAAACACAACATGTCCCGAATGAGCGAACTTGACCAGTTCCTGGTCGACCTCGAGCGTCTGATAGCAGACGCAAAAAAGCCCGCCCGCGACGCGCTTATCGCACGTTTACGCGGCCACCAGTACAAGTACGCCATGGAAGACGGCGAGCTTTACCGCGACCTGGTCGAAGCGGTCGAAATGCTGAAAGGCGGCCCCGATGCTTAAAGCCATTTCGGTACTGTTCATCGTCGCCTTCCTGGCGTTGGCCGCGGTATGCACCGTGCTGGTCATCACCGAAGACGACCCCGACCACTTCTACGAATAGCCATGCCTGGCGTCATCTACAACGACGACGACTACCCCGACGACAGCCTGTTCAGCAGGCCACCGTTGGCCCGTAACCACGCCGCCGCCCGAACCCACGACCCAGACACCAGCCACCAGGCCGCCGCGGTAGCCAGCCTTTCAGCCGGCGCGATCCGCACCCGCATCTACGAACTGGTGAAGGCCGCGGGCGATGACGGTATGACCGTTGACCAGATCCGTGCACTAATGCCACCCATGGCACCAAGCACACTGTCAGCTCGAGCGTCAGACCTGATCCGCGACGGCTACCTGATCGACAGCGGCCGCCGCCGCGCCACCCGATCAGGCACCAAGGCCCGCGTACTGGTGGCCGCATGAGACACAAGAAATGCCGCGCCGAGATAGCCGACCTGCTGGCCGCGCTGTACCGCCGCGCCGAGCTAATCAGCCTTCAAGACAAAGAGATCACCAGGCTGCACCGAGAGCTGCGCAACCTGCGCAACCAGGCGAACCCGACTAACCCAGGAGACCAAAAGTGACCAACAACCAAAAACAATCTTACGAACTAGGCGACTACGTCTTCGTCAAAGACCGCCTAATCGAAGCCATGGCCGCCTTTCCTGACCTGCGGATCACCGAGCACCGGCCGACCGTCGTGGAAGTCGGCGCTGACCTGTTCATCGAATGCGCCGTCACCGTCGCACGCCACCCCGACGACCCCGTACCCGTCACCGCCTACATGTACGAGCCATACCCAGGGCGCACCCCGTACACGAAGCTGTCAGAACAGGCCAACGGCAGCACCAGCGCCCTAGGCCGCGCGCTCGGCTTCATGGGCTTCGGGATCAAGGCCAGCATTGCCAGCGCCAACGAAGTACGCAACCGCGCCCCCGAAGAACAGTACCCAGAGCAAGGGCGGCCACAAGCCAGCCGCGTCGATGAGCTGCAGCAACGCCGCACAGGCACCGCCGCGGGCCACGGTAAGGCCAGCCCTAAGCAGATCGAAACGCTGCAAGCCATGGCAGCCGAACGCGGCCTCGAGCTAGAAATACTTGAGGATCTGACCGCGGCCGAAGCCAGCGAAATGATGACGCAGATTAAGCCACTGCCGCGGGTAAAAAAATGACCACAGACCTGCCCTACCCATTCAGCCGCGACGACGAAGCCCCGTTCTACCTAGTGGCACTTGGCAACGGCGAGTATGTGCGCGTGGTACTGGCCGGCGACTACACGGCCGTGCTCGAGCGTCTATATGAAGCGTTGATCAGGCTGGAAATGGCCCGTGGCAACTGAACGCGACTTTCAGAACCAAGTCATTACGCTGGCGCACCTGTACGGCTGGCGTGTCCACCATGTACGCCCAGGCATGACCAGCCGCGGCCGCTGGATTACAAACGTGCAGGGCAATGTGGGCTTCCCTGACCTAGTCCTGGCACACGACAAACACGGTGTTATATTCGCCGAACTCAAAAACGACACGGGCCGCGTGACACCAGAACAGCAAGAGTGGCTTTACACGCTATGTGTTACAGGGCATGAGGCCTACGTATGGCGGCCTGCAAATATCAAACTCATTACGAAACGGCTTAGGGGGCAACCATGGCCACAAAACTGACACCCGAAGAGCGCGAAGAGATCCGCGCCCTGTTCGCGCGCATGGCCGACATTACGGCCGACGCGATCATTTGCGAGCTGAAGGAAGAGGCCGAGGCCGATGAATGACCACCAGATCAGCCAGCTAGTCGCCACCCTCGAGGGCGCATACCCACAGTCCAAGATCAGCCCCAGCAAAGTGCTAGCCACCTGGCAGGCCTCGAAGCGCCTACAGGCGTTCAACAATGCCCGCCGCGGCGACCTGATCAACCACCTGCTGCAGACAAGCCGCTACTTCCCGAGCTTGCCAGAAGTGCACGACGCGTGTGCCGCGGTAGAACCACGCGACGAAGAACCTACCTGTGAAGCCTGCGCCGGCCTAGGTCACATCCACCATGTCGAGGGAGACGACATACGCCGCGCCGTGCCCGTGTCTGGGGCCGCGGGCAAGGGCGTGCAGTACCTCGAGTACAAGGGCACGCCGATCCTGTACACGTTCGTTCAGCCGTGCCCGATGTGTAACCACAGAGGGCAACGCTAGGCGTGGGCCGCTCGGGTCTGGGAGATCGACGGGCGGCCTACACAATCGACAGACGCATGAGGCTGTACCCCTGTGGCATGGGGCGGGGCAGGAATCCACGGGAACGTGGTTCTGTCGTCATGCCCTTGCGGGGGCGTGGTGCGCCGGCGTTAAACAGCACGCCAAGAAGAAAGAAGTTAGGGAACCAGGTAGGGCAACCTGGTGGGTGGGCATTCATAAAACCCTCTGAAAACATGCTGAAACAAATGTGTGTGTGAACAAAGGCACACACAGGAAAGGCAAACATGACAGGAACAGCAAGCCGCGACCTACGCAACCAAGCCGAATACAAGCGCAACCGCAAGCGCCTACTGGCCGACAACCCGACTTGCTACTTGTGCGGCGTCAACCAGGCCACCGAAGCCGACCACATACTCGAGGCCGACGCCGGCGGCACAAACGACATGTCGAACCTTGCCCCGATCTGCAAGCCCTGCAACGCCAGAAAGGGACAGCGGTACCGCATGCTGAAAGAACGGCAGGCCGCGGGCAACCAAGTCGTTGCGCCTTCGACCACTCACAGCGTTTTTTATGAAGAGCCGCGGAAGCCCCCGCACCTTCCAAATCGTATATTTTCCAAGGGTTTGAGCGAACCGGCCCCGCTTGGCCACGCTTGGCCTCGATTGGAAACGGCCACGCAGAGTGACGCCGAATCGTTCGCTGGCGACATTGGGGACTTTGCCAGGAACGTTCTGGGTGTCGATCTGATGCCTTGGCAGCTGCGTGCCGCGGCCGGCATGACGCAGCATGTGGGCGACGAATGGCTTGTTCGTCAGTCCATGGTCAGCGTTGCCCGTCAAAATGGGAAGACAACCCTGATGGCCGCTTTAATTGGGTGGTGGTTGTGTACGCAGGGCGCGGCCCGCGGCCAGCCGCAGACGGTGGTATCTGTCGCGCATAAGCTGGATCTGGCGACGGCGCTGTTCAAGTACCTGGCACCGATCCTCGAGGCGAAGGCCGGCGCTAAACCTTCCTGGTCGTATGGTCGCATGTCGCTGGACATGCCCGACGGCAGCACCTGGCTGGTCAGGGCCGCCACGCCCCAGGCAGGGCACGGGTACAGTATCGATTTGTGCGTCATTGATGAGTCCTGGGCCGTGTCTGAAGCCGCGGTCGACGAAGGCCTGCTACCTGCACAGCGCGCCAGACGGAATCCGTTGCTGGCCATGTTTTCCACAGCCGGCACACAGGACAGCCACCTAATGCTGCGCTGGCGGGAACAAGGCCTACGCCAGATCGACGCCGGCGAAGTCGGCCCCATGTACTTCGCCACATGGGAACCCCCGAGCAACCTTGACCCCATGACCCCCGAAGCCTGGGCCTACGCCAACCCCGCCCTAGGCACGACCCTCGAGCTGCGCACAATCCAAGCCGAAGCCAAGGCCCCCAACAGGTCGGCCTTCCTGCGCGGGTCTGTCAACCTGTTCACCGCGTCAGCGAACGGCTGGCTCGAACAAGGCCTGTGGGCCGCGGCCGAAACCAGCGACGACATGCCCCTAGGTGGCGTGCTGGCTGTCGAAGCATCGACCGACGAGAGCCGCTACATGGCCGTAAGGGCCGTCAAGGTCGGTGACCGCACCATGGTAGGGGTGGCGTTCAATGTCGACACCCAAGCCGAAATGTGGCGCCTTGTGGGCGATCTAATGAAGGCCACGCCGACGCTACGGCTGGCCATACCCCCCAGCCTGGAAGTGCACTGCCCGCTGGCGCTCGAGCGCCGCCGCGTCATCGTCGGCTACCGCGAGCTGCTCAAGTGGACTCTGACCGTGCGCAGCATGATCGTGGAAGGCAAGATCATGCACCGCGGCGAAGCTTCACTTGGCGAGCATGTCGAACGGGCCGTTATGGTCAAGCACCAGGGCAGCGTGGCGCTCAGCTCGACCAGATCCGCGGGCGACATCACGCTGGCGCGTTGCATGGTCTGGGCCGCGGCCCTCGAGTCCAAGCCGAACCATGGGGGGAAGCCCATGCTGGCCGTTGCCAGGTAGTAACGTGGCGTTTGGATTGCGTCGCCGTTTCGTCGGGACTCGGCGGCGTAGTCCACTTACGTATAGCGAAAGTGTGTAAGACTTAGCCTATGGCCTTTCTGCGCAAAGTGAACAAGGCGGCAATCAGCCCCGCCCCGCCGGCGAAGGCTGCTGCCGCGGGCGGCGTTAACTGGTACAACAGCAACAACGCCGGCCTGAACATGATCGGCCAGTATTACAGCTACGTCGAAGGCGACCTTCGCAACCGCTTTATGCAGGTTCCGACCGTGTCCCGCGCCCGCGATCTTCACGCTTCGATCCTTTCCACGCTGGATCTGAGGATGTACCGGCGGCAGTGGAACGGCGAAGAAATGGAAGAGGTCTACCTCGAGCCACGCAGCTGGCTGGCGCAGCTCGACCCCGAAATGCCGAACAGCTACTTGTGGTCGTGGCTGCTTGACGATCTGCTGTTTTTCGGCCGCGCGTTTCTCTACATTACGGCCCGCACCACTGACGGCTACATGGCCCAGGCCACCCGCCTGCCGGCGGGATCTGTCACAACCGAGGACATGGCCGGCCCCGTCTGGTTCGGCAAGTCCAAAGCGATCTTTTTCCAGGGCGGCGAGATCGATTACCGAAACGTCGTGCAGATCGTCAGCCCGTTGCAGGGCATCATTTACAGCGCCTACACGGCCCTGGAAACGGCGCTACAGATTGAAGCGGCACGCAGCCGCAACGCCTCGAGCGCGATCCCTGCAGGCGTGTTGAAGCAGACAGGCGGCGAACCTTTGAGCGCGGCCGAGCTGCAAGACCTGGCCGCGGCGTTTAACGCGGCCCGCCAGACGAACCAGACCGCGGCGCTGAACGAGTTTTTGACGTACGAACCTTCGAACGCAACGCCCGACAAGATGTTGCTTATCGAGTCATCGAACTATTCGGCGCTCGAAATGGCGCGTGTCTGTAACGTGCCGCCCTATTTGGTGGGCGTGTCTACCGGATCGTATTCCTACCAGTCGAGCGAGCAATCACGCCGTGACCTGTGGCTGTTCGGCACGAGCGTGTATGCGCGTTGCATTGAAGATGCCCTTAGCCAACAGCTGCCCCGCGGAACCTTTGTAGAGTTTGACGCCGAGGATTACCTACTCGAGTCTGAACTGCCCGAGCGCGGCAACAGCCGACCCAGCGAAACGCCCGACGACATGCCCGAAGAAAACACACAGGAAGAGCTTGCATGATCCGCTTAGTAGCCGACCAGATCACCGTTAGCGCAGCCGCCGGCGAAGACGGCGAAAGCCGCCGCAGCATCACGGCCGTGGCCGTGCCGTATGACACTTGGGCGACCGTTTCAGACGGCACCGAAGTCATGTTTAAACAGGGCAGCCTTCCAGTTGACGGCAAGGCCCCCCGTGTTTTCATGTACCACGACAGCACCAAGCCCGTCGGGATCGTCGCCGAACGCGTCGAAGTCGAGGGCGCGATGATGGCCGAGATGCGCATTAGCAACACGCCCCTGGGTGACGAGGCCCTGACCCTGGCCGCCGACGGCGTGTTCGACGTATCGGTAGGCGTCAACCCGCTGCGCTTCGAAGAAGACGACCAAGGCCGCATCACCGTGCTTGAGGCTGAATGGCTTGAACTGTCCCTTGTCCCAATCCCCGCCTTCGCTGGTGCTACCATCACCGAAGTACGCGCAAGTATCCACCACAACCCCGACGCCATAGGCAATAATCCAGACAGCGAACCCGAAGAGGAGACCACCACCATGGAAGACACCACCGCCGCCGCGTCGGAAGAGATCGTTCCGACCGCCCCGATCCATGCGCAGGCCAAGCGCAAGTTCGACATGCCCAGCGCTGCCGAATACCTCGCCGCGTACCACACCGGTGGCGACACCTGGCACCGCGTCAACGAAGCCTTCGTCGAAGCACAGAAAAGCAAGCAGACCGCACTTCAAGCCGCGGCCGGCGACATTGCCACCACGAACACGCCTGGCCTTTTGCCGGTGCCGGTGCTCGGCCCCGTCTTCCAAGATCTGAACTTCATTCGCCCCGTCGTCGCCGCCGTCGGTGCACGCGCAATGCCTGGCACCCCGTCGAAGACGTTCACGCGCCCGACTATCACCACGCACACCAGCGCCGCGAAGCAGAACGCCGAGTTTGATCCGGTGAGCGCTACGACCATGGTTATCGCCGCCAACACTGTCCAGAAGCAGACCGTTGCCGGCCAGGTCACGCTTTCGGCCCAGGACATTGACTTCACCGACCCCGCCGCGTTGCAGATCGTTCTCAACGACTTGGCTGGTGAATACCTCATCGCCACTGACAACATTGCGGCCGACGCGATCACCGCCGGCGCAGCTGTCTCGGGCGTCACCTGGACAATCGACCAAGACGACCCTTCAAGCTTGTTGACCGCCCTTTACGGCGCGGCCGTCAATATCTTGAGCGCCACGAACTTCGCCCCCGACCACCTGTTCGTTGCCCCGAACGTCTGGGAACTTTTGGGCCGTCAGCTCGACGTCGACAAGCGCCCGATCTTCCCGTACGCCGGCGCTGCCGGCCTCATGGGCGTGAACGCTGCAGGCGCAGCCACCGGCATGACCTACGCCAGCCTCAACCCGTTTGGCCTTCGCCTTGTGGTTGACAACAACTTCGCCAGCAACACGTTCGTGGTGGCCCGCGGCCAGGCAATCGAGTTTTACGAGCAGGTGCGCGGCATTATGTCTGTTGAGTCCCCGAGCACGCTCGGCCGTGTGTTCTCGTACTACGGTTACGTGGGCACGTTCATCGCAGACGCCACACAGGTTCAGTCCGTCGCCCTCGCCTGATCCGAAAGGCGGTAGGCCGCCATGTCGGTCTATAGCATCACATATCAGCAACGCGTCGATGATTACGGCGTGGTAACGCTGCTTTCCAATGCGCCCCTTAACGTAGGAGACAGCGTTACCACGACCGGCCTTAACCACGGCCTGAACGGCACATACCAGGTCTACGCCCTGCCCCAGCACCTGGTCACGGGCGTCGACCAGTACGGCAACCTGACCGTCGATCTGGGCGTACCGATCCCGAACCAAGTCGTGTTTTACGACGCCGGCCAAGACGTTGCCCGCGAACCCGTCAGCCCTTACGGCGTGCTGACCACCGGCACCTGTACCTGGATCACGGCCGGCGATATTGAGGATTGGCTAGGCATTCCCGTGGCCACCGTCGCCGACCAGACCTTCCTAACCCAATGCGCCGCGGCCGCTAACGCCTTCTGCTACCGCCGCCGGCAAGAAGCCGGCTACGTCGACAGCCTGACCAAC